GTGGGCAGAACCTTTGCGAGGATTTTCACTGTAATTAGGGTAGTACGACAAGCGCAGTCGACCAGCATGGTACGGAGTGGAATTCAAGTCAAGCCTGACACAAAGAGTGCCACGCATCCCATAAAAACCTCGTAACTTGTTGGCCTTGATGGCTGGCAAGTAATAAAACCGAGAATCAGCAAAATACAGGTTAGTACCTCGCGTGTCCGTGGTCGCCCAAGAACCTGTATGGCTCAAGAACGGCTTGGACAAATATGCAGCAATGTCTCGTACGTCATTTGGCCTGTACAAGTCAGTTGTTACATAATCACCACCACCATAGGTAGCGGCAACGGGCACCGAGTTGAAGTTGGTGGTGCCAGAACTTGCAGAAGGACCAGTGGGGTCCTCATTATACAGACCTGCAACATCTGTTTTGTTTGAAGTTGTTTCAGTAAGCCTATATACAACCCAACGGATGGCTCAGTCACGAAGGGGTACCGAATTAAATGGTATCAGGAACGGGCTGCGCACCAAGTCTACCACCGGATCTACACGCCGAGACTAGACACATCCACGGACATTGGGCTTCGCCATGGAGGTCCCCTGGAATTAACGAGACCCACAATCACCAGGTTGAAGGTGGGGATGCTCGCTCACCAATACTCACAACCGCGCGCCAGGAAATCCTGAACACGCTCTGTCCTACTACGACCCCATTGAACCCGAAGGTTGAAACGAGGGTCAACGCGCTTCGCAGCGCCGTAGAACTCTGCATGCCAAAACTCCCAAGTGGCACAGTCGTGAATCGCCAACTCATCTAAGAAACCTTCAACCTTAACGCGGAACAACTCGCCATCAGTATCCTTCTTCTTCGCCCACTGCACATTCTGAGTAAGCGTGTCCAATGCAAGACGCATATAGTACACACCATTCTCACATGCAAGTGTGCGCTTGAGAAAAGAAACATCAAAGACAGTTCGACGTGCTTCGTCAAAAGTGTCGTTTTTCATCTCATCTGTGTATTTCATCCCCATTTCAGATAGAGCGTTATCCATCATAGAGTACGTGATGTTAGCGACGCCGTACTTCTTGATAAGAACAGTGTCTACCTTCCAGACATTGTCATCTCCGTAGCACATGTAGGTTACAGCCTTTCGATGATAGATATCAATCAAAAGCTTCTTTGCATCACGGAAAGTCGTGGCACCAAGTGAGCGTGCCACACCATATCTGAGGATGATGTTGTTACAAATTGTGTTCAGGATAGTAGTGATGGGGTTGCCCGAAGGATTCGAGTTATCCCATTCAATGATACAGTCCCGAAATTGGATGAATGGTTTTGTGAACGACAGAAACACATGTCGTGCAACAAGCATCTCTTCTTGCGAGAGTAATGGAGCCATAACTTCTTTGTATACAGCCCAAACAGACTCAATCGCAATCGGAGGAAGCTTCTTGTCATACCCACTATGATCACCAGCTTTCACATCAGCATTCGGGTCACCATTTCCGAGGTGCTCCGAGTATGCACGACACTCAAACTGATCGGCAACATTCATTCCAACTGCAGACGAGTTCTTGAAACGATTTTGTGGGTCTTGATACCACGATGCAAACGTTCCAAAATACTTCCTAATCAGCAGTGTGTTGACGACATCACAGGAGAAGACAACACGAGTTTTGCCCTGATGGACCTTCTCCAATGGCCTAAGTTCATCTTTAGGAAAAGCGACAAAGACCATCGGGATCGGACCTTTCTTG